GACCAACAGAGATTGGTATGGGAACAGGACAGAGCGCACGACGCATCCTTAGAAAGACCGGATGATCAGAGCGGTCTAATAACAGGTACACCGATATTACCTTCTAGTGAAGTTGCGGTTGAAGAAAACAATGCGATGATGAACGAAATCATCGGAGAGTTTGCCGGTAATTTCCTTGCTAGAATTGTACCCGCGGTCATTGGTGGTTTGACGACCGCGGCGGCTGCTCTTGGTCCTGCTCTTGCGGTTGCTCTTGTTGGTTATCTTGCTTTCCAGGTCGGCGATTTTCTTAATAACAAAATCGATGAGTTCTTTGGCCAAAAGGGTGGACTGGGCAGTTGGGTATATGACAAGACTCACTCCGATAGCGATGATATTGCCGTCGGTGGAAAAGACGAGATGGCAACACAAAAGCGACTCTTGGATTCCGCAGTTGATGTTAAGAGTACAGAAGCTGCTCTCGCCGAGGCAAAGGAATTTCAGAAAAAACAAAAAGATGCAGCCGGTGTGTGGACGAATGATGAAGAAGGAAAGGCACAAGAAAGAACACAGTTAATTGTCAATGCGCTCGAGAAGAAACTTGATAAGTATACAGTCGCGGGTGCTCCATTAAATAAAAGTGTCGAGGGTAATGTTGTTCCTAGTAGCAATATGAACATCAAGCAGAATTCAATTAATCCAGCACGTGATCTTGAATTAGAATCAGAATCAGAATCAAAACAGCAACCAAAATCAAGAACTGATGTTATTCAATCAACAAAAAAAGCGTATGATTCATCACAATCAAGTAATCTTGGGAAAATTGATAGATCATTAGAAGAATCACGAAGAGCTGAAGATAAAATCGTAGTCAATGTACCAGCACCACAATCAAATCAACAAACACCTAGCAGTGGAAGTGTTAGTAATGGTGGTAGCGTTATTACAACGGGTGATAAAGAAATTTTTGCCCATCGGTTATTTGACTTTTATTAAATTTTGAGGTTTGTTATGGCAGATGAAAAACTTTTAGAATACCCGCCGGGCATTTCAAATAATGCCCACATAGAATTCGTCGGCTACAAATATTCACTTCCAAAAGCGAATGTTAACACCGCATCTTATCAGAGAAAGTCCTCCGGTTTTTCATGTGCTCTCTATGTACCAGCTGGCATTAAAGACAGTGCCGGTGGTGATTGGGGTACTGAGGGAATTCCTCGATTTGCTGGTGGCGGGGCTGATAAAGTTTTCTCGTCTGAAAACGGTTTGAATTTTATGACCGACGTTGTAAAAGGTTTGGCTGATAAGATTCCTGGTGGTAAACAGGTACAAGCAATCTATGCCGCCAATACAGGAACAATCATCAATCCTAATGAAATGTTGATTCTAAAAGGTGGAACTCACTATGACCTTAACCTATCATATGAGTTGGTTCCGAACTCTGAAGAGGAGGGTTTGGCCGTTAAGAAAATTATCAACTACTTCAAAAGAAACTCAACGCCATCATTTGAAACAATAGGCGGAGTAAGTCATCTTCAATATCCTGAGATTTTTGATATTCATATCACATCGAAGGATAAAAAATATGTCTCGACGAAAGATAAAAATGAAGACATTCTATTTGGTTATCAGGGCATGGTGTTAATTGCATTTGATGTTACCTATGGCGGCGGGGACAACAGCATGCTGTATTATAATGATGGCACTCCCGTGCATGCAACAATGTCGCTAACATTCAAGTCGGTTCGCCCGGGGAGATAATCATGAATAACGTAACAAGAGGATATGAAAACTTCAGTTACTTTGAACAATTCTCCGACATGGAAATTGATCTCAGTAGATTATTGTCTTATTTCTCTACCGACGAATATGAACTTAAATTTGATAACACACAACCGGTTATCGTTAAAGTCAAGAATCTTTTTGAGCAATTCAAAATCATTAATAATTTCAAAAATGACATCAGCACATTTAATAATTATGATATCGTCGATGGAGAACGGGTTGAGACTGTTTCTTATAAATTCTATGACACCGTTGATTATTGGTGGATCATTTATATCTTCAACGAAATTAAAAATCCTTTTTTCGATTGGCCGCTAACTGAATCACAGATTATCAATCTCGCCGACACTTTATCTACATCGGAACGTCGATTCCCAAAAGATGTTTATTATAATCTTATCTTCGATGAAAACGAGAAAAGAAGAAACATCATTATTCCAAAAAAAGAAATGTTATCAAACATAGTGTGGGCGTTTCGGTCTGAAATTATTAAAGAGAAAAGGAAATAATAAATGATAGAAGAAGTCCCTGATGTAAAGCAAACTTCAAACTTTACACTCAATACATTTAAAATTCGGGGTTTCGATATTGACCCAAGTGTTATAATTCAGCTTGATATTTTCGAGAGCATAGTGATGCCCGGAATCACCGGTTGTGTTGTGATCAAAGACTGGCAGGGGGCAAAGGAACTTGGGGAAATCTTTGCCGGAGATGATGTTGAAATTTCATGGTCTTCTCCTGATACGAAACCGATTAACATTATCTTGAAGGTTTTTGGTTCTTATGGCGATCAGGTGTATAGTGATCAGACATATAAAACAACAAAACTCCATTTCTGTTCATCTTGGTACATAGATGCATTTACTCGCCAATTATCAAAGCCTTATATTAATAAGAGTGTTAGTGAAATAATCGATGATTTACTCAAAGAGTGCGGGGCGACAAATTATGTCGAACCAACATCACAACGGCTTGAAAGATTTGTTACTCCATTGTGGACTCCGATGCATTCTATAAGGCATCTTATGAAGTTCGCGATGGATACACAAGGTCACGGTGGATATCTTTTGTTCACCGACATCATCTCTGACACAGTTATATGCACAACGATTAATAAGCTTCTCGCAGGAGACCTTGGATATAACACATCAGAAATTACTTTCAATGCCGTAAACCAAGTCTATGAGGGTAACACAAATAAACTAACCTTAGAATCAAATTTTGACACGATAAGATTTGCCAACCAAGGGATGGGAAAAACAAACCTCATAGGATTTGATTTCGACAGCAACAAGATCATCGCAACAAATGAAAGCATTACACAATACAAGCACGAACATCTGGGTAATTACTTTCCAATGTTAAAAGACTTCGAGAGCGATAAATATTCTTCAACGAAGTTCATGTGGAAATCAATCAATAGTGCATTCCAAAAGAGACATTCAAAAGAACTTGAAGAGTTGCTCGTTGGTCATTTGAGAACAAGATACTCACATCTTTTTTCTGATGTATTCAAGATTAACCTCGGCGCACCGGGTTCAACATTGAGGAGAGCCGGTCAGATTGTCAAACTCAACTTTCCTTCGGTTGACTATAAGCTTGACCCAACCAAAAAAGATATGCAGTTTGATGGGAATTATCTAATAAGGGACATCAGACATGTCTTCATGTTTGGCGATTATGCTCAGGCAATTACCTTATGTTCTGACGGATATAAACAAATGAAACGCACAGACCTGATGGAGTGGTAAATAATGTTTAGTCAAGAATTTGATCCAAAGGCATCAGACGTAACACTTACCGGAATGAAGATTGCATTGGTTGTTGATAATCAAGACCCAAAAGGTGCCGAAAGACTTTTACTTAGGGTTCTTGGTGTTCATAGTATGACAAACGTCACGAGTGACAATGGCGTATGGTCACACCGAATTCCTTCTGATAGCGGATCAAGCGGCAGCGTTCCTGATGTAGGCGAATATGTTTACTGTATGTTTCCTGACCCAGAAGACCCTATGGTAATCATTTGGTTTGGCGTCATAAGATCAATGAATGATCTTGCTGGTTCATCTGTTGTGAGGGGATCACTCAAGACTCAACCGGGTGAAGCCTTCGTCTCAACATACGCACAAATGAATGTACCAAACGGTAGTGGTGGGTACGTTGCTAAGGCTGCTCCTGCCAATACACCCGATTCGAGAATCACGAAGAATACGGCTGGTGGAAAAATTCCAGAGAAGGCGCTTACAACCGAAAGGGGGCAATATAGTAAGGTACATGTCATCAAGGAAACTAAGGCCGGTCATGTAATATTCTTTGACGAGACTCCTGGAAACGAAAGAATTTTTATACTTCACCCAAACGGAACTTACATAAATATAGATAAAAATGACATGACCGAAAAGATAACCGGTGATCGTATTTCATTACATAATAAAAATTGGAATATTGAAATAAAAGGTGATCATTTAGAGTTTGTTCATGGTGACATGAAATTTGAAGTTGACGGAAATCATGATGAAATTATTAAAGGCAGTCTGATTGTAACCGTCACTGGTAATGTAAAGCTTGAGGCCGGTGGAAATATCGATGTCACTGCCGCTGGCACTGCAAATGTTACAGCAGCTGTAATTAATCTTAATACATAAAGGATGAAATAAATGAAACTAAAAGATTATTTAACTTGGTCTGCTGAAGCAAGAGAGTACTGGGAAACGGCGATTGATAATTCACAAAATCTTTTGTGGATAGAGAATAACAACTACAATCCTGGTCCGGCATATTCTAATGCAACCGTCTTAAAAGCAACCGTGAATCAGTGGCTCGATTCGTTTGAAACTGCTTGCGAAACTTACATAAATGATTTTGATGATAGTGCTATTAAAGGAACTCTATTACCACTTTTCTCTTATGCATCTATGAAGAGAATGCAGCTGGCCATCACGAACATTGACGGTGACGTAATTCCCGACCCAGTTGGTGATAGAGTTGCAGATATATTTTCATCGCTTACCCCACAGAATCTAACAGGACTAAATGCGGCATGGAGTTATGATTTACCAGATTTCACAACGATGTTTACGTTAGAAGGTAGTGTTGATATTTCTGAAGAATTTGGTTATTGTAGTCTTCCAGAATTCCTTGATAAGAATACATGCGAGGGGGGAGATGGCATATGGACGGGTAATTCTTATCCAACAGACATGGGTACTATGAGTCAAAATATAGTCTTCACTACTGCTATTGCTGCTATTCCAGCAAAGGCTACGGTTGATGCTGGTATGTGGGTTGAATTTCGTGATTCTATTGCCCCCGCTCTCAGAGATAGAATGCTGTTTCAAACATACGCCCAACCGAAGATGATAATAAATCCAATGACACAAAAAGAAATGATTCTCACTACATATAAGTTGCAGGACATTCTTGACTTCTATGAGTTAGTAATCGAAGGAGTAAATTCATAATGCCGGGTGTTGCGAGAATCGGAGATATGGTGTCTTGCATCTGTTGTTGCCACCCACCAATTCCATGCATTCCTACAATGGGGACGATTATAAGTGGTGCTGCTACGGTTAATGCAAATAGTTCGTCTGTCGCTAGAATTGGCGACATTGCTATTTGTGATTGTGGTCATCCAACAACAATTGTCACGGGATCGAATATCGTCATAACTGAAGGTTCACCAACCGCTCGTCTCGGTGATTCTGTTGTTGGCTGTCCTGTCGGAACTATTGTGTCATCCTCGGATAATGTTTTTGCTGGAGAAGGTGGTGTCGCACCGAATGTTCAACCCGGCGTAACCTTGAGAGAATTTGCCGCAACGATCAACGAAGATAGTTCAGAGCCGTTAACACCGACACAGGAGATTATTTTTGTAAGTGCTGGCATCGACATAGCTGCTAATCAACTTGTAGATTCTACACCGATAAAGGAAGATGTTGAAGAACGAGAACCTATAGAAGAAACTATTCCTTCAAGTTGTGGAATGTTTCCTGAAGTCATCACTGGTGATTATTCATTAACGACAAATTTTAAGGTTAAACATTTAACAACCGGGTGTGCTGTTAGTAACTATGTTCTCAAGAATCAGGTTGGTTTGACTACCCATGAGATTGCATGTAACCTTAAGAATCTTAGCGAGAATGTTCTCGAGAAGCTCATCATACTTTATGGCCGACCAACAATCAACTCCGGCTTCCGACATGGTGCTGGGTCATCTTGGCATAATAAAGGATGTGCAGTTGATCTTCAGTGGCCGGGTTTATCAGATGAGCAGTATTATCAGAGATGTGTTGAAATGAAGAATACTTTCGAATGGTGCGAACTCATTTTAGAGTGGGGTGGGAATAGACCCTGGATTCATATTGCATTTAAAGACGGAGCAAACAACAGAACAAACTTTAAGACTCGAACGAAGGTTGCTAACACATATGCTGCTGGAATTATTCGTTTAAAGAATGTTCCTGGGGTGGGTGGTGTTACCGCTTAGACCCTCTATATTGTTTTCTCGCGGCGAACATGGTTCTATTATAACAGCAATTCGTCATTATGTCAATAGAAAAATTCTTTCCTTTAAACATGACGCTAAACGGCCCAATTGGATTGTATGTCCAATTGGGCCGTCGGTCTTTCTAGATCATTCTAGCTTGTCTAGTGGAATCATCAATCAACCAAGCCCGTCAAGATAATAGTTCTTTATGGCGTGATTTGCATATCCCCGAAGGTTATTGCCTTCTGTTCTTGGCATCCCATCTTGCACCAAATTCTTTATTAACAAATCAGCCTCTGCTTGTGCAGCAGCCACGGCCTCTTGCATCCGCCGACACGATTCCTGGAATTTAAGGGCAACATTAACAGGAATACCTTGTTCAATCAATTCACGTTCTAAATTGCGCATAGCACCGTCGAGTTTGTCATTTGTCGTGTCAGCCATGATGATTTCTCCTTAGAATGCCGGCTCGATTGAGACGAAGAATTTTTTGAGGTTTTCGCTATATCCACACCGGATACGATCATTGTAAACACAACCGCCGCTGTTATATTTTGCAAAGATACGAAGTGTCGCGAGTTCAGAACCGAAGGCATAGAACGTGCCGCCGATCTCTTCAACGGCAATCTCTTCTCCTTTTGCCATAACCTTAAGATCTCTATTGAGTCTTTCGAGTTGTGCCTTTGTTGCTTCCATGATCAGCATCCTTATTTAGAGATAACTTCTTTTATCAAACGAAGCAGTTCCGCGTGTTCGGTTCTTCCTTCAACTGAAGTATAAGGTCCATATCCGCCAGAACCCCAATCAGACCAAGGAACTCGTGAAGGATTTTTAGCGCGGGCAAGAATGCCTGCTGCCATTTCCATTTCAGCACCATCGGGAGAATTCCAAAATTCGGGGGCGCTACGATCTCTCTTCCCATATTTTTCAAGAAAGGCAGAAATTCTTTTGGCAAGAATTTCTCTTTCCATGTTACGAAGAGCGCAGGTTGCACATATATGTTTGACTTCTAATTCACCAGAACCGATATGCGATTCCACAAATTCAGTACAACCGCAAGCAAATTTCAAAGTGATTTTCATGTTTACCTCCATTCGTTGAGTAAACAATAACAAATAAAGAAATCGTTGTCAATAACTTTTTTCATATAGATGATTATTTTTTAGAGAAAGAAAAAGGCCCACCGAAATGAATCGGTAGGCCTTTGATTTAATCCCAATTGAGTTCTAAAGAGTAAACCCAATTCCCGCAATCATAAAATTTTCTAAAACCAACATCATACATATTATCAGTTTCTGTTTTATTAGGGTCAAATTCGTTTCCTAATAATTTTTGGAGCTTATGTTTCTGTGCTTCGTATCTCTTTACAACAGAACCGTCTTTCTGGTGCCAATAAAAATAATTAGGCGGGGTAGAACGAATTCTTTCAAACCCAACACTTTCATATCCACAACCCTCCGAAAATCTCCGATCCACGAAGCTGTTTATTTTTCCTCGAACCCCATTATTGGTTGCATATTTAAGAAGCTTTGAAAATCCTCCAACAACCAATGTATTCTTTGCAGTACAAAGACGATATAGTTCCCAATCATGATCTTTAGCAAATCTGGGTTTTCCAAATCCGATGACCTGAACTAATATATCATTAAAGAAAAGACCAAATTTCTTCGAAGAATTCAATTTACCAATCAGATGATTTTCTTCAAGAAATTGACTTAACTCTACCGAATCAATTTCCCTGGTGGAACAACATCTTGCATAAATCTTCTCGGCCATACATAACTTGACGAGAATGATAGATTTGATAATTTCAAACTTCTTCTGATTTTGTATCTCAATGTCAGTGAATCGTAGCAGAGAATATCCAGCGTTCTCCGCCACAATTTTTTTCCTTAAATGAACATTATTATCTTCTCTATCGGCATTGTTGATATAATGATATTTACTATGTCCGAACGAATGCCAAAGTACACCGTCTAACTCAATACACAATTTCTTATCAGGAATTAATATGTCAACTTCGAACCCAAAAGTTTTTCTGTCATTTCTTAAAAACTTTATCCCAATTTCATCCAACCAATTGCAGATTTTTAATTCTATTTTCGATTCTCGTTTTGGATGACAGTGCGGACAGCGTAGACCATGTTTTCCGAGGCCATTACTGAGCATAAAGGCATCTTGTTTAAATTCGTTATTACAAACAAGACATCTAAAAATTCGATCTTCTCTTTTCATTGGTCCGTTAAAAACAGGTTCAATGGCTAATTCATTATATCTTTCTTCTGCATGGTCTTTCCATTTATAATAAGAAGTTTCGATAGATTTCTTTGATGTTTTATTTTTATTTCTTTGGTTTGCTTCAGATAATTTTTTTCTTACATCAAGAGATTTACTTACATTAGTTACACCGTATTTTTCGATTACCGTTTGTTTAGTTTTTTCCTTCTTTTCGTCTGATGATAAATGACATTTATTAGAACAATAGTTATGATATTCCCCCTGATGATAATTTACATAATTATTACATTTGGGATTAACACATATTGGTTTTGATGTTATGCCATTTAATATACAATGAATTCTTTCTGGAAATTTCGCGTCATCGTCGAGAAATGTTGTTGATTCCATAATGTCATTTAGTTTATCAGTCGCCCCTCTTTTCTTAAACCAATCGGGTGTATTTCTAACAACGTGTATGTTAAATCTTCCACCCTCTTTTCTTATATTTTCCCTAATAAAGGAAATCAGTTCTATACCCATTCTAAATAATCCCAATCTTTTTAAATTTATTTATATGCACCCAATAAATTTTCAAAGAAAATGAATAAAATAAAAGGGTTGTGAATTATATCACAACCCTTTTGTATATGCAACTATTATCTACCGATTAGAACAATGACTTACCAGCAAGAGTTGATCCGGTGAAGTCGACAAGGAAAGTTCTGTAATAATTCTTTGCACCGTAGAGATTCTCGACGATAGCGGAACGTTGCATGAAACCAACTTTCGGCTGGAAGGTGTTAGGATCAACGACCTTCTGGATCATCAACGGAATGTACGGGCAGTAGATGATACCGGTATCGAACGATGAACCACCTTTGTAACCGACGGTGACGTAGTCAAACATTGCGAAGGTGTCGCAGTAGACAGTGAAACGGCCATCGAGGGTACCAACTTTCACGATACCTGCGCCTGCCTGAATGGTACCAGGAACAGCGGAGTACATGAAGGAAGGAAGCATTTCAAGAGCGGTAACAACGTTGGTGGATGCAACGATGAAGTTAGCAGCACCACGACGAGTCGTAAGAGCGACGTTGTTGGCTTCTTTAACAATGCGGGTGTACAGGGTACGGAATTTCTCCTGCTCCCAACGACCGTCGGAAATGTTGGTACCCGAGGTAATTGTAGATGCAGACATTGCATAAACCCAAGGAGCAAGACCACTTGTTGCTACGTTGTTGATACGGGAAACGAGTTCACGGTCAATTTCAGCAGTGATTTCATACTCAAGGATGTTGATGAGTTCACCTTCAGCATCAAGACCGTGGACGTTCTTAAGGTCTTGTGCGAGTTCCATGGTGTACTCGGCTTTTAGTTTACGTGTCTTAGCTTCGGTACTTACACGCTCGAGATGCATTTTCATGCTCTTCATTTCGTTTGTAGTACCATCAGAACCAAGAACTTCACCAGCAGCAGTTGTTACAGAACCGGAATAGTTCTCGAAGATGACGTTGAATCCAGCTTCGTTACCGATTGTATAAGCAACTTTGTACGACTTGCCACCGATCGTGACTTCATCACCAACGGCAAGAGCAGCAGCACCGTTGAG